AATACATTCAGCAAACTATTTGATTTTGAATAAATTGTTGTTGCAATTTACCCACGATCTAAATATAATATTAATATACATGGAGATATCTAATGAAAGACATTTTACAAGACATTGTAAGTCACACACAAAACCTAGGCTTCCTTACTACAGTTAAAGTAACAGGCACAGACAAAACTACAACAATTAACTCTATGGCAGACGACCGCTCTGTCATTATGGAGGCAACTACAGCTAGTCCTTATCCAGATATGCTAGGCGTGTTTGGTATGCCACAGCTAAACAAGTTGAAATACTTGCTCGACGGTAACGAGTATAAAGACAATGCTAAGATTACTGTTACATTCGCTGACCGCAACGGCGAAACACTACCTGTCGGTATTCACTTTGAAAACAAAGACGGCGACTTTAAAAACGATTACCGCTTTATGAATACTGATATCATCAACGAAAAGATGAAGACAGTTAAATTCCGCGGTGTTAAGTGGGATGTAGAAGTTGAGCCAAGCGTATCAGCTGTTCAGCGTTTTAACTTCCAAGCAGGTGCTAACAATGAACATCCAACATTCTTAGCAAAGACCGACGGTGGTAACTTGAAGTTTATCTTCGGTGATGCTAGCACACACGGTGGTGAGTTTATCTTTGCACAGAACGTTGCAGGTAAACTAGATCGCGGCTGGACTTGGCCTGTGATGCCAATCTTGAGCATTCTTAAGATTGCAGATGTTAACAACACCAAGATGTCGTTAAGTAACGAAGGTGCTATTCAGATTACTCTAGATAGCGGCATTGCTACTTACAAATATATCATTCCTGCACAAGCTGCCTAAATATGATTAAGAACATTACTGCTTCTGGACGGTATGTTCAAGTCTCTGGTGGTGGTTCCGGCACCTATGTAAACGGATATTCTGGTTTACAAGGTGTCGGCAACATGCGATATAACACTAGCAATCAGAACATGGAAGTATTTGACGGCAACAATTGGGTTACACTTGCAATGGATTATGCTAGTGTAGGTCTAAACGGCGAGGCCGAAGCATTGCTAGACTGGGCAAGGCAAAAGAGAGACGAAGAATGGGCGTGGAAGGCACTGTCTGAAAAGAATAAGGCTGTAAAAATAGCATTAGATAATTTAGAAGAGGCAAAGCGTCAACTGGACGTTACAGCAAAATTAGCGAGAGAACATGACACAACAAGTTAACTTAACACCATTACAAAAGGACTACGCAGTATATTTGCCTGCGATTAGTTCTTTCTATTCTACATACGTAGCAAAACAAAGGCTAGAAGAATTCGTTCCTACTGACCGTATTCCTAAAGGTTTCGATCGCGGAATTGAAGGTATGAACTTCTTAAATCCCGAACAAGGATACTTCACATACAAGTACGGTCTGTACTCTGCAGGTCATGCACAGTTAGATGTCGTTAAAGCACAAACACAAGAGTCGATGATCCAACAACGTGATCGCGGGAATACAATGATTCTAGGAGACTCCGGTGGATACCAGATCGGTAAGGGTGTTCTTAAGTTTGACTGGCTAGACTTTGAAGGCCCAGAGGCAACAAAGACTCGACAAAAGATTCTTGAATGGCTCGAAGTGACTGCTGACTGGTCAATGATGCTCGACGTTCCGACATGGGCATGTGACCATATTCACAGTCCAAAGACTGGTCTAAAGACATTCGAGGATTGCTTAGATAAGACTCGTTACAACAATGACTATTTCTTACAAAATAGACTGGGACAAACTAAGTGGCTTAACGTCTTACAAGGCGGAAACTGGGATACTGCTGAAAAATGGTACGAAGGTGTTAAAGAGTTTAGCGATCCTAAGGGCAAGTATGCAGGCAAGGAAGCAGAAGGTTGGGCTTTCGGGGGTGCAAACATGTGCAAGATGGACATTACGCTCAAACGTTTAATGACTATGCGTGACGAAGGTATGCTCGACGGCAAGGACTGGATTCACTTCTTGGGTACTGCACAGTTAGACTGGAGTTGCTACTTAACACAGATCCAACGTCAGATTCGTAAACACATTAATCCTAATCTTACAATTAGCTTTGACTGTGCTTCGCCGTTTATCGCAACTGCTCACGGGTTAGTTTATACAAACGCACAGCACACAAACAAGCGTTGGAGTGTTATTATGGATAAGGCTCCTGATAACAAAGCATTGTCTGGTAGCGATATTCCATTCCCATTCGAATCTGCAATTGGTCGTCGTTTAACTATGGAAGACATTGCTTACTACGACTTAGGCAAAAGAAAGTCTAACGAAGAGTTAGGATTTAAAAAGGACAAGGACGGCAACGATGTTCAAGTACAGTTTGATCATTTAAATCCAGAACACTACAATGTGTCACCTAGATTAAACAAGCTAGGCAAGATTCCAAACAGAACAAGTTGGGATAGCTTTGCTTATGCTCTAATGATGGGCCATAATGTTGAATGTCATATTGTTGCTGTACAACGTGCTCAACAATTGATGGATATCGAGTGTGCAAGATTTAAACCAGATTGGAGAATGAAGGGCATCGAAGGTAAGAAGGAAATTGAATACAGTGATTGGGTTCCAAACAAAATCTTGTACTTTTCTACCTTTATTGAAGAACTGTTCAATACTAAGAATAAAGAAGAAGCTTTTCAATTGATCTCTGATGCAACTGGATTTCTAAAAACATTAGAAGGTGCTCGACTGCAAGGCGGACCTGCTGATAATCAATTTACAGACTTGTTTGAATTTGAAGACGAGAAACCAAAACTTGGTCCGGACGGATTGCCACTGTTCGATCAACAAGACGACAATAAACTTCGCGGACTTGAAGACAGCATAAACGAGTAAGGAGAACACGATGTACGAAAACCGAATTAAACACTTGGAAGAGGCACATCGTGTCTTAGACAAGCAAATTGACACTTTGGAAAAAACAGGACTGTTTGAAGATCTTAAATTAGAAGATTTGAAGAAACAGAGGTTGCATCTTAAAGACGATATTGCTATACTAAAGCGTAAACAACAAATACACAAAGAACAGAATGACTGATGACTACGAAAAGTTTGTAGAAGAACTGCACAGAAAATATCCAACAATGTTTTCTGGGCAGTACGGCGGAGTTTGCGTGAGCAGAGGTTGGTGGCCTATTATTGATGCACTTTGTAATCAAATACAATCTCATCTTAAACATAGGAACGGCCTTGCTTCTCAATACCCCGATCAACACAAACCAGTACCAGAGGTCGTAATTGCTCAAATTAAAGAAAAGTTCGGCGGATTAAGATTTTATTACGAAGGCGGCGATGACACAGTATACGGTATGACTCGCATGGCCGAATCGTGGGCGGGACATAGCTGTGAAGAATGTGGTACTCCAGGAAAACAAACTAATGACGGCTGGATTAAAACATTATGTGATTTTCACATTGCAGAACGAGAAGCACTCATTGCAGAAAAAGCAAGAAAGGATGGTTTTGAGCTATGAAACGTGATTACACTACCGGCGTTGCCGACGATGCAGTATTCTTCGAAGGCATCGAAGTAGAACATACTCCCGCATTTGGTATGCAGACTTTGTTTGTTACAGGTGTACAGCCTACTAGTGAAATTACTTCTAGACTTCGTACTCCGGGGCAACATATCTTCTTTGGTGCTAATCATAGTTTTAATCCTCAAACTCCCGACGAATGGAGAGATTGGGAAGGAATGATTGAGCACTATCTCAAGATGGGATATCTGTGTAGTCTAGACATTCCGTTAAGTGCTGTTGAAGAATTTAACGAAGGCGGCTTGAACGAGCACGATAACTTTATTCCGCAAATTCGTGTACCTATTCCGTACATTAAGTTGTGGAACTACAACACAATGATTAAGATCGATGACAAAGATTTTAAAGCAACAAATCCTGGCGTGTGGTCACATAGCCTACACGATCTAAAAGACCGCAGTAAGTTTACAGACTGGTCTGCTTACAAAAACGATACTATTTTAAAATGAGTTCAATTGGATACGCAACACAAAAATCTGCTTACACTCCTGTAGCAAGACGACCACGAGGCCCTAGAAGAAAAGAATCTATGAAACTAACACTAAAGCAACGATTTTACAATTGGCTTACGGATCGAGACTCTGAGTCTGATTATGCCGTTCACGAAGCACCAATGGCTGATACCCTAAGCAGTAACGGTATTAGATTTAATCTATATAAAGCACACGGTGGTTTTGTAATTGAAACTCGCTTCTATGATGAGCGAAACGATCGAAACACTAACAAGATGTATGTAATCACTGAAGATAAAGATCTCGGTGAGGAACTAGGTAAAATTATTACAATGGAGTCACTACGATGATGCATGAAAGTTTAACAGTTAACGAATTTGTCGTTAAAGAAGATAAAGCATTTAGAATGAAAGTTCGTTCTTGGGAAGTAACTAGTCCTAAAGGTCTACATAATGTAGACTTTATTCAGGAATGCCTAAATAAAGACGGTGAAGTAGACTTCACTAGCACATATAACTTTCACCTAACTAAAGCAGAAATTGGTGAACTATGTAAAGGACTATTAGCAGTATGAATATCAGACAAGACGTGCGCCCTAATAAAATGATCTGGGTTACTTTCCAGAAAGAAGGTATGCACAAATACCCGGCTGCACTAACAGATCCGTCACTTGCCACAGGTGACGAATATGATGTAAGTTTCTTAGGATATCCTCATCGTCACATCTTCCACTTTAAAGTTTGGATCGGTGTTACACACGATGATCGCGATATTGAGTTTATTCAGTTTAAACGCTGGTTGGAAAACCTTTACAAAGAAGGTACACTACAACTAGACTACAAGAGTTGCGAAATGATGTCAGGCGATTTGTATGACAGCATTTCCAATAAGTATCCAGGCCGAGAGGTTTGGATTGAGGTCTCCGAAGACGGAGAAAATGGTTCTTTCATCAAATATTAATAGTAAGGAAATTAAAAATGGCTCGTAACTACAAAGACTACTCATACTTCGATAATCGTCCTGATGTGGTCAAAGTGTTCGATGATCTCGAAGCATACCATGACTGGTGTCGCTTTGAACTTCGAGAGTTCAACCCAGCGGAAATGTATCACAAGGATGCGCCTAACTACGGTGCATACTTAGCGAGCAAGCGTCCGCGACGCCCGTACATGGGCAATAAGCCACGTTTTGAAAAACGTGAATACCACCAACGGAGTTATTAATATGAGTAGGGTTTTCCTAGTCGATCTTGAAGCCGTGGAAACACGGTACACGGGCGAGTGGAAAACCCACTTTCCCGCATTACTTAAAAAGGCAGGTCATCATGTTCAAGTTATCTCTGGTCCTACGGACATTCCTAGTGCCACTACTCCTGGCGCCTTTCTTAATTTTGGCGGCACTAATATCTATAAGTCTAGCCAAGTTGAGCAAATGGGCCGTTTATTTTGTAACGGAGCCGTTCGTCCCGGCGATCACTTTATTTTTACTGATGCTTGGCACCCAGGTATTATCAACTTAAAGTACATGAGTGAGCTGTTACAGATTCCTGTAACTACACACGGTCTATGGCATGCTGGAAGTTATGATCCGCAAGACTTCTTAGGTCGACTAATCGGTCCTGCTAAATGGGTAAGAAGAGCTGAACAAAGTTTCTTCCACGCATTTGATCACAATCACTTTGCTACAGAGTTTCATATCAACATGTTCAAAGAGAATCTACTAGGTAATTCTACCAAGGATTACATAGAGGAAGGAAAGATCGTAAGAACAGGTTGGCCTATGGAATACATGCCGGATACTCTAGCTATGTATAAGAACATGGAAAAACGTGATCTTATTTTATTCCCGCATCGCATTGCTCCAGAAAAGCAAGTTGACATTTTCCGTGACTTAAAAGAACAACTACCACAATACGAGTTTGTTGTTTGCCAAGATCAACAACTAACAAAGAATGAATACCACAATCTGTTGGGCGAAGCTAAGTTAGTGTTTAGTGCTAACTTGCAAGAAACCCTAGGCATTAGTTGGTACGAAGGTGCAATAGTTGATGCTATTCCAATGGTGCCCGATAGACTAAGCTACAGCGAAATGGCGTTTGAAGAATTTAAGTATCCTAGTGAATGGACTGAATCCTTTGAAGCGTACAAAACTCACAGACATCTAGTAATTGAAAAAATTATTGACTATATGGAAAATTATAAATCCAAACTAGTTAAGGTAGACGAACAGACACAGAGCTTAACTGAGCATTTCTTCAGTTGTAACGAACTGTTGAAGATGTTAAAATAACTATATGATGTCATCCACGACATTAACTCGGAGATAAAAATAATTGGACAATAGTAAAAATCTATCGCAAGTTATTCGCGATAATATGAAGAAAGACGGTAAGAGATTCTGGGCAGGAGATAACGTTAGCGATTATATCGGTGACGAGCATACAAAACTAGAACTAATCGAAGAAGCAACAGCAGCATTTGAAAAAGTGCTAGACTCGTTGCTAATCGATCGTGAAAACGATCCAAACAGCCACGGTACGGCCAAGCGACTTGCTAAAATGTACTATAACGAAATAATGGCAGGTAGATATGAAGCAGCCCCTGATGCAACAGCTTTCCCAAATGATAGCGAAGATAGATACGAAGGTATGCTTGTGGTACGTAGTGAGCTTCGTAGTATGTGTTCACATCATCACCAGCCTGTTAGTGGCGTTGCTTATATTGGGATTATTGCCGCTCAAAAGCTCATTGGTCTTAGCAAGTACACTCGTATTGCTCAGTGGTGCGCTCGCCGTGGTACACTTCAAGAAGAACTATGTAATGACATTGCCCGAGAAATTAGCAAAGCTACTGACTCCGAAAACGTAGCAGTCTACATTCAAGCAACACACGGTTGCTGTGAGAATCGCGGTATTATGGCACACAGCTCACTAACACAAACTACTGTGCTCAAAGGTTCGTTCCAATCAGATCCTCACACAAAGAAAGAGTTCTTTGACAACATCAAACTACAACAGGAATTTGCGCCGCGATGATGTACATTACCAACAAGTACGATAGTGTTCGAGTACCGTATGCCGAGGACTTGTTGGTATGGTTACAACAAGCGTATCCTAATTCTAAATACAGAGTAGTAACACTATGAAATGGTTTTTAAACTTTCTAGATAAGATCGGTCGCAAGCGTGTGATTATGGATCGTGTGCATAACGAGCCGTATCTTGAACGTTATTACTTATTTTTAAAAGATAGAAAACGTTTCCCTTTTAATGTATTCTTGCATAAGTTCTTAAAAGGCGACCCCGACGATGTACATGATCACCCGTGGCCTTATGCTACTCTAATTCTCAAAGGCGGATACTATGAATGGATTCCTCAATTTAACAACAAGGGCGAAAAAATCGCTGAAATCGCTGTATGGCGAGGACCCGGCAGTTTTCGTATATGCGGCGCTAATTCTTATCATCGCATTGAGCTTGACCCTGAAGTAACTTGTTGGACTTTGTTTATGCCAGGGCCGCATAAAAGAGACTGGGGATTTTTAGTTAACAATCGTTGGGTCCAACACGAAGTTTATCTACAGGAAAAATATGAACAAGCTCGTAATAAGTAATACAGAATTCAAAGGTATGTTAATCAACATTGCTAGACAGATGTCCAAGGATAACTGGAAGCCAGATTACATTGTAGGACTTACGAGAGGCGGCCTACAAGCTGCTGTAATGTTGAGTCACTACTTAGATGTTCCTATGCACACGCTGAACGTTAGCTTACGTGATAGCGAGTCTGGTCCAGAAAGTAATCTATGGATGGCAGAAGATGCGTTTGGCTACAATAAGGCTCCGATGAACATCCTCATTGTTGACGACATTAATGATAGCGGTGCAACTCTTAACTGGATTATGAAAGACTGGCCATCTGGTTGTTTTCCAGACGGCACACGCTGGCAGGAAATGTGGGGCACCAATGTTCGCTTTGCTGTATTAGTTGATAATCTATCTAGCAACTGTGTTCGCGAAGTAGATTACTGTGGTTTAGAAATTAACAAAGCAGAAGACAATGTATGGGTGGAATTTCCGTACGAAGAATGGTGGACAAAGTGAAATACTTTATTGGGTTTGTATTAGGAGTTGCAACTATGGTAACGCTGGCGTTTCTTCTTCCTGAACAAGAAGGAAGATATTATGATTGCAGCATGGCTGAGTGGCATCCCGATATTCCGCCTGAGGTACGAGAAGAATGCCGAAAACGAAGAAATGAGTATAGGAAAAAACAAGGAACGAGTGTATAATAAAGTATGAGTAAAATTAAAATCGCAGAATTATTTTATAGTATCCAAGGCGAAGGACGTTACATGGGTGTACCGTCTGTTTTCTTGCGTACTTTCGGATGTAACTTTAAATGTGCAGGCTTCGGCATGCCACGTGGTGAGTTAAGTAATGAAGCCGAAGAAATTGCAGAAGTTGCACATCTATATAACAAATATGAAGAACTACCTTTGGTTTCTACAGGTTGTGATAGTTACGCTAGCTGGCATCCTAGTTTTAAAGAACTTAGTCCAATGCTCACCTCGGACGCAATCGCAGATCGCATTATTGAAATTCTACCCGGCAACAAGTGGGATCAAGCTCACTTAGTTATTACAGGCGGAGAACCATTGCTAGGTTGGCAACGTGCTTATCCAGACTTGTTATCACATCCTAAGATGTCATATCTAAAAGAGATTACCTTCGAAACGAACGGTACTCAAAAACTAACTCCTGAGTTTAAGCAGTATCTAAAACAATGGGGACAGAATCCTCCGTTTGCCAGCAGAGAAATTACATTTAGCGTAAGTGCTAAGTTGCCTTGCAGTGGCGAGAAGTTTGAAGATGCTATTTGTCCAGAAGTCGTATGTGAGTACGAAGAAGTTGGAACAACTTACTTGAAGTTTGTTATTGCCACTGAACAAGACTTTGCTGATGCACAATGCGCTATTGGTGCATACAGAGCTGCCGGGTTCAAAGGACATGTTTACCTAATGCCAGTAGGTGGGGTAGAAAGTGTTTACGCACTCAACAATCGTAACGTTGCAGACTTAGCAATGAAAAACGGCTTGCGCTACAGTGATAGATTGCAAGTTCCGTTATTTAAAAATGAATGGGGTACTTAATGTTAGGAAAATTCTTTAAAAAGATTACAGGTTTGCAGGCCTTAGAAGATGCTAAGAAAAAGGCACTAGATGAAATTGCAGCTTCGCAGACTCTTGCAAAACAAAAGCTAGACGAATTAACTGAAATCGAAGCAAATGCCGAACGTGCTCGCGATGAAGAATCTCTAGCAAAAGCAACTCCTAAAGATCGTGCAACACGTAAAAAAGAGCCATGGGTCGGAGTTCTTGACACTCATGTTAATAAAGACAACGTGCGTAACGGATTCTTTGAACTTGATTGGAACGAGTATTTTGTGTTACAATTAAAGCAAGACGGCTACGGTGCAGACGGCGATAGAGACGAAGAGATTGTCGATCGCTGGTTTAGAGAATTATGTGCTAACGTGGTCGTAGACGGCGACTTCGGCGGTCCTATCGAAGCCGGTAGCTTACAATCGAAATTAAAACAATAATGACATATATTTTAGTAGACACAGCAAATACATTCTTTCGTGCTAGACACGTTATTAACGGTGATGCCGATATCAAACTCGGCATGGCCTTCCACATTACTTTAAACAGTATTAAAAAGGCGTGGCAAGACTTTGGTGGTACACACGTTGTATTCTTCTTAGAAGGGCGTAGTTGGCGCAAGGATTTCTATACTCCTTACAAGGCTCAACGTGCTGCTAGTCGTGCAGCACATACAGAAGCTGAAGCAGAAGAAGAAAAGATTTTCTGGGAAGCATTTGATACTTTTAAAGATTTTATTATCGAAAAGACCAATTGCACAGTTCTACAACATAAGCAACTTGAAGCTGACGATTTAATTGCAGGTTGGATTCAAAGTCATCCCGACGACGATCACGTTATTATCTCAACTGATACTGATTTCTTGCAATTAATTGCTCCAAATGTAAAACAGTACAACGGTGTAAGTGAAACAACAATTACACACGAAGGTTTCTTTGACGTAAAAGGCAAATATGTTATCGATAAGAAAACACAATTGCCTAAAGCAAAGCCTGATCCAGAATGGTTGTTGTTCGAGAAATGTATGAGAGGCGATACTAGTGATAACGTATTCTCTGCATATCCTGGCGTACGAACAAAAGGTACAAGCAAGAAGGTTGGCTTACAAGAAGCATTTGCAGACCGATCCGACAAGGGGTTCAATTGGAACAATCTCATGTTGCAACGTTGGACCGATCATAACGGTGTAGAGCACAGAGTTATGGACGACTACGAACGCAATCGTAGATTGATCGATCTATCTCATCAACCCGAGGATATCAAACTGCGCATGGCTGAAACTATTTCCGAAGCTATTGCACAAGATAAAAACATTAATCAGGTCGGTCTACGACTAATGAAGTTCTGCGGTCTATACGATCTTAAGAAGATTTCTGATCAGGCAGCAGCATACGCAGAGCCACTTAACGCGAGGTATAACAAATGAATTCAGTTGATATGATGCAGAATTTAATTCATAGAGCAAAGAACTTACAAGAATTTGTAGTTACTACAAGTGTTCCAGAAGACTTTAGATTCAATGGACTTATTCCGTTTGATATGAAAATCGACGAAGGTCAAATTGAAGCAAAGGTCTACGGTTTAGATTTTAACGAAGCCGTTGATAAATTTGACAAATGGTTGGAGACATGCAAATGACCGAAATCCACGCAAAGCCGATTATCGAAAATAAGTTTTGGATCATTGAAGAAAATGGCGAGAAAATTGCCACCCTTAGAAAGAACGAAGATGACCGATTCGTTATGAGTAACGAAGACGGCGTTAAGGTCTATGACAATAAAGAAAGTCTAACAAAGCAATTTGGCAAGAATTTCTTTATTGCTAAAATTGTCAAGGAAGCAGAGAATGCGGAACCCAACGAAGTACATGGATACACTACCTCCACGACTCCACACAATGCGATGTTTGACATTAAGAGAAAACTACCTCTCTTCACTAAGAGCAGCGATAGTAAAAGTCTGTACTGTGCCGGATACTATGTTATCAGATTCGACAAAGGATGGGTCAAAAGCCATTGTCCTAAACTCATTACCTTGCAGCGTTACTCTTACCAAGGTCCGTTCAAAACTGAAATTGAAATGAAGCAGGTGTTATCAAATGTCAGCAAATAATTTACCCAATAATCTTCCTAGCGTTGAGAGACTAATCCAACGTGTAAATGCCGCCGAGAAATCTCAACAAAAAGATATTCGTATGAGCATTCAAGAAGCTCGTGAACTTACTAGTGAACTGGCCATTATGACTAGCAAGTTAGGCAAAACTGTGCAAGAAATACATTCAATGTTATTAGAACTTAAAGATTCTACCAATAATATTGATGTAAAGTTCGACGGCGGGACGTTCTAACAAAGATAAATATATACGTGGTTAATTAGGAAACACGTATATGAGCAGACCAAAGCCGAAAATACTTTTAGAACACGCCAATAAAGATACTTACAAAATCGAACAAATTCTCGATAGTGAAGCTATCTGGGCGGTCTTCTTTAGGGAGCAACCATTCAATTTAAAAAGCGGTAGCTTAGTTGCTAGTTACCCAGGCCCAAAGTACAAAAAAGTCAGCTTCTCAAATCCCGGACACGCACACAACTTGGCTAAGAAACTAAACAAATTATTCAAGACAACAGACTTTGCTGTTTACAAACTTACCCAGGGTGAGAGGATAGAATAACATGGATATCAAGGATACCTATACTTCGGTATTCTTACAGGCAGCAGGACTAGCAACAGATCCAAATACTGCCAAAAAATACAAAATTGTTTGGTGGTATAATCTACGAAATAAGGATTCGGGCGGGTTACGCTTAACTGACCAAGGCTTGGAATTTATCGAGAAGTATGCTAAAATAAAAACTTACAAAATAGACTTTCCTAAGGAGTTTGCATTTACTCCCCAGGTTCTAGTTTGGTTAGACAACTTCATTGATTCACCGTACTTCATTACAAAAAAGAACATAACTGTGCTTAGAGAAAAAGCAGCATTTGAGTTATATCTCTTTTCAGGGGATATAAGAAAGATGGGCCATAATAAGGCTCTTGCTAAAAGACTAAGCCAGGAATCACATCCTTAATAGCAACACTTTATAAATATTTTCACGATGTTTAATATCAATCCAATCGACGTTTTAAAACAACGGGAAGTTAAAACTCTTCCTCCACACTTTGTTAAGGTACAGATCTCTTCGGGTGATATCTTTGACAGCACAGTTAAAGATTGGATTCAAGTTAAACTCAAAGGCAGATTTTGTATTGCAAAATGTCCGTCAATTAATAAAGACGGGCAGTTGAAATCTGAAACATTTGCCGCATTTGAAGATCAGAAAGAGCTAACTTACTTTATGTTAGCTTGCCCACATTTAAGGAGAAATTAATGTCTGAAGAAGTTAAAGATCAAGCTGATGTTGCTGCAACTGAGCAACCAAACACGCCGCCCGCTGCCGATTTAAATATTAGCGATTTAATCGCATTAAAAAATATTATCGAAGTTGCAACTCAGCGAGGAGCATTTAAAGCAGCAGAATTAGAAGCAGTAGGAAAAACGTTTAATAAGCTAAACACATTCCTAGAGTCTGTAGCTAAAAAGGAGGCTTAATATGAAGTCGATGAAACATATTGGTAAAATGGCCAATACCGGTACCAAGGTAGTTGTAGTTTTTAGAACACTACCAGGCGAGTCTAACAAGGCACTAGTATTACCTGTTACTACGTTGCCAGATGCATATCATGACGCAATCATGACACTTATCGAAACTGATCAAGCTCAAAATTCTTTTGAATTCGGCGAAATTATGTTTATGCGTCATTTCCCAGACGGGCGCCCAATGCTAACGTCTATGCAAGCAGATAGTAGATTGATTAAAGTAGAGACCAAGGATGTTGTAATGACTCCTACCTTTAATGCATCTATTGTGCTGTCAGAGCTAAATGGATTAATTGCCGAGCAAAGAAATTGTGCAATTGACGACTTATGCACATTTGTCAACGGTGGCGGTAGTAAAAACTTAACTAAGAAAGCCGATCAAATTGTTGTAGAAGAAAAAACAGTTACTCCTAGCATTCCAGTTGCTCCACTATCCGACGAAGACATTGCAAAATCTTACAGAAGTCAAGCAGATGCAATGTATAAAGAAGCTGCAAAACTACGTAAGCAAGCAGACGAATTAGATCCTCCAAAGAAGAAAGCTACTAAGACAACTGAATCAGCTGATGCCTAATCCGTTGTTTAAGCCTCCTCGACATCTTGTTAAAGAGTGGCCGGAAGTCTTTGAAGACTTGTATATGAACACAATGCCGGTGGCATATCTAGAAAATGTACATCTAGAATTTGCCGACGGCAGAGTGTGGGAAATTAATATTCGTGAGCAATTAACAAAAACCGATGCGGATGATATTGCTGATAAATTATTGAATACTTTGCAAGAATACAAAGACGAAATTAAAAAAATAGACTTTAAGGTTGACGTGGAACAGTTAAAGTTGGATATCAAAGGACAGACGAAAAATATTTTTTAGTCGAGTCAATTACACTATCGAACATTATCTTTTTAAAATTTAACGATTTGTAAAGATTAAAATTATGTTCGATATTGTTGTACCAATGCCCTATTATAGATGTTTTTCTATCATGGGGCATTTTTTTCCACTCTAATAATATTGCATGAAAGGCATTAAATCTATCATGGTCGTCTAGAATAGAATCGTAGGAATTTAAAAAATCAGTTTTAAATCCAAGCTCATTTAACTTTTTATGTAAGTACGGTTGTCCCAAAACTATAAAAGGGTGGCCTAATGCAATAGGACGCATTGTCTTTTCTGTAATGAACAATCCATCTTCTGCGTAATGACTTTCTGTTACCACAGTAAGTAAGCTGTTTGTATAAGTAGAAAAGTTTGAAGTAAGACTTGGGTGAACTTCTGTAGGTATTAATAATTCTTCTTTTGATAAGTCTACGATACGAGGATAGTTGTTTAGCAAAACATCTTTATACAATTCATCAGTAACATACTTAGGAGTTACAGATTCTGTATCAAAATACATTCCCCCACTGATTATGTTATTCAGTAAGTCGTTCTTGGCTAAGAAATATAAGTGGTCTGTTCGGTGTTGACGATGAGCTCTGTTAAGACTATTAAAATCCTTTACATTGGACATTTGTAAAGAGTACGTTATTAGAGGCTTGCTAGGAGTCTGCCATCCTGTTTCCTTTCCGTCCCATTCTATTCCTCCGATAAACTCAAAGTACTTAGGCTGGAAATTGTTTTCGCACCATTGCTGATATAATTCGCTAGCATATAAATTTCCAGAAACAATAACAACACTTTCTCTAGGAAGATTTAAAATTTGTGCAGTGTAATTTAAATGTTTAAACCCATCGAAGTCATTAGACACATAACTGTCACCCTCGACAATTGCAACAATTACTATACGAAGTTTCTTATCTCTAACAGCTTGTATAACATGATTGGGTATTTCTAACAGTATATTTCTACTAGAAGGTACTTGTGAATATCCGCACCAATGCGGTACATGCTTGCTAACTTCAATTACATATACACCTTGTGTATATTCTGTAGTATGAGCAAATTCAAAGTTGGAATTAGATAAACGATGTTTGAGCTGTGCCAACGGTCTTACATTTTTAATCTCGTCTACGTGCGATAGATTCACTTCATTGCTATCAAAGTAACACAGCATTAAAAACCTCTAGTAAGAATAACTCCGTTGTTTTCTGCATAAACAACTTTAAAACCGTGTACAAGCAAGTAAGGAACAACTGAGCCGCATTTACCTGTGTATGTTCCGTGATGCGCTACAACGGGCGTATCGTCACAAATAACCACCGATTGTTCTGCCATCCATGGCAAGCATCCAATCATCTGTGCTAAATGCTCCACCTGACTGCCTAAATTGGACCAATCAACGTTGCGGCGTGCATACTCTGATTTTATCTTATCTGCTGTTGGTCCAGGATTTGCCCAATCATAGTTGTCTAAATACAACACCTTAATTTTCTTAGTTAATGACCTAGTCCATTCGGAGCCAGAAGATACCACATGCCAGTTAGTATTTTTAAGATGACTCAGACGTTTGCTTGCATCATCTAAAACATCAACACTATGGAATTCGTAGCCGAATGCATCAAAGAATGCAGTTGACCCTTCGTTATTATCGCTACCTATCTCAACAATTATTTCGTTTGTAAATGTAAGTTGATCAATAAAAGGTTTTGCGTATTGGTGGAAGTTTGCCATTAATAAAACTGCGAACGTTTAGGATCTACTTCCCAAGTTGCATTACTTGTATAGTAGAAGTGGATTAGATTATCTCGGGTTATGCCATCCGGCATAGATAGTGTGTTAGACAAGCCGTGTATTAGTCTAGGATCATAATTCCAAAATGCGAGTCTGTTTGCTTTAGGTTCTATTTTAACCAAGCATTCTGTTTTGTCTAAATCCCATAATTCTAAATCGCCGTTCCATTCTGGTTGCCAGTTAGGAGTTAGATATAATATGAGATTAACTTTACGATTCAACATCAGCTGATCATTCCAGTTAAAGTCTGTATGCAATGCAAGTTTATTGTTTGTAGGAACTCTGGCAAGCCCGCCACCGCGAAGATGCGGATCGGGAATTAGCTTATCAATTCCTGAGATCTTTTCCAGCCAACGAATTACATTACTAGAGTGAAAACTATTCGATAGTGTTTGCAACAACGGTGCTTGAGTAAAATCTCTACACTCTTGTCTATAGCTTGTGTTATTAGCAAACACTGTATAATCAGTAATATTCTTTATATCGTCAACTACTGCATCAAAGACATCGTTGGGTAAAAAGTTATCAATAATCGTATAAGGTACTGGTAACTTACTACCGTGTAGTTCTTTCAAAGATTCTACAGGATAGGCATTTTCAATACCCGACAAATATTCATATATCTTACTGTGCATTTACTTTAGTTTTTAAAATTTGTAAATTTTCTTCTGCTATCAATTTACAGTTTTTAACAAGTTCCTTGTAACTGTCAGGATCCAAAGAACAGATGCGTTCAATTTCCTTAACAATCATATTTACCCGTTTATTACTATCAGTTTCTTTGTCGTAGTCTTCGTTAATGTAAGGAGCATAAGTTTTGAATCCTAATGCTCGCAGATCTTCTAACCAGTTAGGTGTTGCAAAAGCAATGAACGGAGTAGAACATGCAATAGGCTTGTATGCTTTTTCTGTAATGGAACTAGGAGAAAAATCTCTAGAATAGGTATTGTCATGCGAAACATATTCTTTTTGATCGTAATGCGTTTCTATCAGTAAATGAAAGTCGGCGCCCTGTATTGTATCATACGTAACATTGGACCATTTGTCGCGAACATTATTAGGCATCTGCAATTCGTGCGGGCATGACTTTAACCAGGCGTGAACTGAATTAGACACTTCGCCAAAGTTTGTGTTTTCTAAATCTGCTAGCATCTTCGATACGGTTTCAGGAACTGGGTTATCGACATACGGAGAGATGTTATGGAAAGAATAGTTAAAATGATCTAACAGCCCAATATCTTGTAGTGCTGCATACACATGCAATCTCCACATTCTATAATTTCTACTTAACGCACTAAACTTTTTAAACGGAGTTCTTGTTGTAGTAGGGATAGAAACTGAACGCAATAGATAGTTATCAACTGATATATTAACACCGTGAATATCTTGCTTCTTTAATTGTGTGTCTAAAAATCGTTTATGATTTTCATCCATTACAATTACTTCTAACTGTAATGGGCTAAACATTCTTTCTCTAACAGCTTTTACAATATCATTAACAAGATAAATTTCAAATGTTTCACTGTTAGAGTCATGTATTAATTTTGTGTTAAAATTATTTCGAAGGTATTCCCAATTTGCATCGTCTAAACAATCATACAGCTTTACACCGTGTTGTAAGGAATCATAAGGATGGTGATAGTAAGTTACTTGTTTCGAGTAGTCAACTTCGGGCAGAGTCTTAATTTGCTGAAATGCAAAATCATGTGAATAATACTTTCCGGTTTTACTGTAGAGCATTTACTTGTTCCTTAATCCATGTGTATGTTTTGACCAATCCATATTCTAAATTATCTTCAGGTGCCCAATTTAGTAACTCACGGATCAACTTGTTATCACTGTTGCGACCCATTACTCCTAACGGACCATCTACGTTACGTATAGATACTGATCTATCATTTAACTTAGCAATTAAAAATGCGAGATCGTTAATACGAATCATGCGCTCGCTACCTAGATTAACAGGCTGGTCTATATTGCTGGACATAATCATTTGCAGTCCTTTGAGGCATTCATCAATGTATAAGAAACTACGAGTTTGTGTGCCTGGTCCCCAAATATCAATGATGCCATTGTCTTCACATTCTGCAATCTTGCGGCACAATGCTGCCGGGGCTTTTTCCTTACCGTCATTCCACGAGCCTTGGGGTCCAAATACGTTGTGTAAGCGCACTACTTTAGCATCGATCCCGTAGTTCTTTCTATGTGCTAGGTATAGTCTTTCACTAAACAACTTTTCCCAACCGTATTCAGTATCTGGTTGTGCAGGGTATGCACTTTCTTCACTGCATAGAGGATTGTCTGGATCTTCTTGATTGTGATCTGCGTAAACACAAGCACTGCTGGTATAGAGTATCTTCTTAATACCTTTTTGCGATGCTTCGTGTATCATGTTGATATTGATTAATGCAGAGTTGTGCATGATGGCAGAATCATGTTCTCCTGTTCCGATGTATCCTGTTCCGCCCATATCAGCAGCAAGTTGATAAATCTCATCAATATTTGAATTAACAAGTTGGCGTACTAGCAGAGGGTCTCGCAAATCATACAAGTGAAACTCGTCAGCAGTAGAATTTCCAAATCGAGGTAACTTTATATCGGCAGCAATAACATAATGTCCTTGTTGCTTTAACTCGTTAACTAAATGGTAACCGATGAATCCACCAGCACCGCATACTAATATCTTTTTCATTTAAACTCCGTATCGTTCAACAAGGTTATCTATCTCTGGATTGGACATACTCGCAATTCTTATAAAATTGTGATCCAAGATAGGTTTAACTTTGTGACTGAACTCTATCATTTTTGCATCGTCCCACGACGCAATATCTTTAACTACGTCAATTATCATTTCAAATCGTTTGTCATGATCTAATTCAGCATCATAACTTTCATTCCAGAACTCACCAAATGTTTTAAAGCCCATATCTCGAACATGTTGCAAACTGCCCGGGGCTGCTAGCATTAGAAATGGTTGTTTAAATGCTAGAGGCTTATATGTCTTTTCTGTTAAGTGAATAATATTGCTAAAGAAATAAGTTTCATTGACAATGTTTATATAGCTTGTTTTGTAGAAGCGCATAACCGCATCTGGACCGTTTTCCATAGGATAAGTGTTGAAATTATGATTATCTAAAGTCAACGGTAAAGGACGTTTTGCATCTGCAATATCTTCGTCTGTAATTTTAAGGTAAGGCCTGTTTAACGAAAAATATCTAGCGTTCTCGTCAAAGGATCTAGAGTTTTCGGGCTGTGTTGCAGCCATGCTCATATAAAACTTGTCTAACAAATTTAGCTTACTCATCATAGTATAGAACAATACTCTGTGTTCATTGTATCTTCTGTTAAAGCACAAGAACCGTTTTGATCGGTGGCCGGGCTGATAACTTTCACTCTGATTAATTACTCTATCAATATCTGTTCTATCTACTCTAAATACCGGCAAGTATTCCATCTTCATTTCTACAGGCAAGTTATGTCTACGACAAAACTCTTCATATACTGTTTGCCCATTGTAGCAATTACTAATATAGACAACTTGTGTTAGAGGTATTCCCTTATTCTTAAAATAGTTTCCCATTGACGATAAGAAATGGTCTTGCAAGTGTCCTTCGAACAGTAATGTGACGGCAAAGTATGCTGTCTTATTCTTGATCCTGTGCAACACTTGGTCACTGATCTTATTATGATCGAGCAATCCGTCGCTATGGTGAAATGCTCTCGATAGATCGCGGTAATGATAGTTGTTGAAGTTTAGTTCGTAGAAGAACGATTCTTTAGGTAGGCTACATGCTGGTAATATTCTCGAATGCGGAATACGAGAATGAAAATGAGGCTGTTGAATAAGATCGTGTTTAATTCCCTGCTGACTAAAGTTTACATCGACTTGCCTATCGATAAAATCAATAAGCGTAGGAATTCGATTGTTAGTAATAGGGCCTCTAGGGCCTATCCATTCGTATACTAAGTTTAGTTGCTTTTGCATCTGTTATAAAACTCTACCAGTTCAGGAAATGTCTCGGCAAAGTTTGTTCCTCTTCTTTTATCGTATTCAGCAAACCAATTTGCAAAGTCTTTTCTTCCTTCTGCAATTCGATCGTCTGTATAATTTGTTGTTTCCATATACTTGACTACACGCAGAAACTTCTCGTATTCCAACTCGCTAAATTTTGTGCGGTCTTTATCATCTAGGTTGTCTTTTATAAACTGTAAATGACTGTACATATATGGCATGAACTCGTCTTTAGGTAGGATGTTCATGTCATACTGTAAGGGTTCCTTGAGAAACGGTGTGTCAAATCGCACTCTCTGCCACTTTTCTTGGTCAGAACCGTTGTATTTCTGGCGCCATTCCATGACTTTTTCCAGCAAATTTTGGAAATTTGTAACTGTTAGTATGTTGAAAGTAACCATGAAAGTGACTGGTAAATTCGTCTCTGTAAGGTAGGTATTTAGGTTTTCTTCCCAGATCTGGGTGTCTAACCCTGTTCTTATGTATTCTGCAGGTTTTCCCCAAGAATCCATGCTCGTAAACAGCTTAAAACCACGAATCTTACCCTGTGATACCAACGAATTTACTTTTTGCGTTAAACGGCGAACTAGCAAGGGCTTGACACCCATATTGCTGTTAATGTTCAGTTCTAGATTAGGCAATGGGTTAACTTCTAGATCATCTAATAGTTTCCATGTGCTTTGCTGCAATAGCGGCTCACCACCGGTAATGCGTAATATTGTTAACGTTTTACTTACTGTAGGCCACCATTTCCACCATGCTTCAACATAGGGGTTAGTTTCTTCTTCGTATGTAGTAAACCAATCTATATCATTTCTATGATTTTTGACCATGGTGTAGGGACCGTGATCCTTAATTTCTTTATGATACGAGCTACTATGCTTGGGATGGCAATAACCGCACTTGAAATTGCATTCGTTACCAAAACTAATCTCTATGTACTGCGGATTAATGTTTTGATCCCAGTCACCTAACTTAATTTGCTCATATCTTTCGGGAGTATAGATTGTGCTGTTGCGCTCTTTTCGATCACTAATGTAATCTTCTCCCATAGCTTCGATATTCCAGCAATAGTTGCATCCACTTGGCTTGCCACCATTAAGCATTTCTAAGCGTTCGTGCTTCTTTTGTTCAGTATTATGCAAGGCACTTGGATCAATGATGATCTCATTCAGAGGAATCTTATGCGGAGCCGGATGATAGCAACTATGTGTTTCGCCTGTCTGCAAGTAAATGGTAGTATGATGCCACTTGGCCATACAGAATGTAGGACTGATTTCGTTCATAATAGGTATGAACTTTTGTATTCTTGCTTTATCGTCCATTAAACTGTTCCTCTAACCATTGAAAATCGTTAATTTTTTTCAGGGCTTCTAAATCGGTTCTATGAATCAGCCCATATTCACGGCCGGCAATTGCTCCGCTAGTTGCATATTCATTGCCCACTGTACACCAAGTGTCTAGTCGTTGTTGTGTTTCTTCGTCATTTTGTCTGTCAATTACACGACTTGCTAGTTTGCAACATTCTCTAAATGCCGACTTCCATGTATTAAACGGATCTGTGTTAAATGCAGTGACATTTGAAATTCGTTGTATAGGTTTAAACGATTTCGAAATGCTAGTGGTCATATCAGGTTTGCTAAGATCCATATCAATAGTCATCTGTCTTGGCAATAACTTAACTCCGCCGTACCCATATACTAGCCCGTTAATAGGATTTAAACTCTGCCAAACATGTACTGTAC